AGCCAAAAGGAAATAGATACAACAATACCACAAAGGTTGGGGATAAAGAACTTATCCTCAACACTGAGGTTTACAACCATCAGTTTGTAAATAGAGAAGCTATTGTTAAATCTGTTCCTACAGCTTTTAAATCAGAAATACAACCAGGAGATACTATTATAACGCATCACAACGTTTTTAGACGTTGGCACGATGTTAGAGGTAAAGAAAAAAATAGTAGAAGTTTCTTTGATGAAAACACTTATCTAGTAAAAGAAGATCAAATATTCTTATACAAAAGATACTGGGAGTGGAGAACTCCTAAAGGATACTGCTTCGTTAAACCAATTAAAGATAGAACGCGTTTTGGTGTTGATGAAGAAGAATCTTGCATAGGTATAGTTAAGCATACTGATGGTGTGTATAGCAAGGGAGATCTGGTCGGATTTACCCCATTTTCAACATACGAGTTTATTATAGACGGAGAACGCTTATATAGAGTCATGACCCAATTTATTACAATTAAATATGAATACCAAGGAAACGAAGAAGAATATAATCCTAGCTGGGCAGATAGCCGTTGAAGAACTGATTAAAGTTGCTAAAGAAGCAATTGTAGATTCGAAAGAAGATATATCAGCTGATAGACTAAAGAACGCTGCAGCTACTAAAAAACTAGCAATATTTGACGCATTCGAAATACTTAACAGAATCCAAGAAGAAGAAAACTTGCTTGAGGGCAAAGCACCTGAAGAGGCAGAGAAAAAAGTCTTTAAAGGATTCGCAGAAGGTAGATCTAAGTAATGTACAGTCAAAGTTTAGTTAGTACAGTTGAGCCGATAAAAAGGACTACTATTACCAGAATGAACAGAGGTAAGAAGTGGAAGTACGGCTACAACAAAGAGCATGATTTAATTGTGTTATCTCACAATGGAGTTATAGGTGAGATCATAGAAATACAAGATTTAGTTATAGCGCTACCAAAACCACCTAAAGAGATATATAAGCATCCGAAAAACAAATGGGTCAAACAGGAGTATCCTAAAGAGCTTGAGAGGATCAAGAACATATTCGATTGGAGAAGTTATCCGGAAAACAATAAAGAAAAATGGTACGATTATATAGACGAAGAATTTAAACGACGAGAGGAGGGATTCTGGTTCACGAATAATGGTAAGCCAACCTGGGTAACTGGTACGCACTATATGTATTTACAATGGAGTAAGATTGATGTTGGAGCTCCAGACTTTAGAGAGGCAAATAGATTGTTTTATATATTCTGGGAAGCTTGTAAGGCAGATAAAAGATGTTACGGTATATGCTACCTTAAAAATCGTAGATCTGGATTTTCTTTCATGTCAAGCGCAGAAACAGTTAACTTGGCTACTATATCAAGTGATAGTAGATATGGTATCCTTTCAAAATCAGGTGCAGATGCAAAGAAAATGTTTACAGATAAAGTTGTTCCTATATCAATTAATTACCCGTTCTTTTTTAAACCTGTACAAGATGGTATGGATCGTCCAAAATCCGAGCTTGCTTATCGTGTACCCGCTAGTAAGTTTACGAGAAAAAAGATTACGGCGAACGAGCAGCTTGAAGAAATAAAAGGTCTAGACACAACTATAGATTGGAAGAACACAGGGGACAATAGTTATGATGGTGAAAAACTAAACTTACTAGTTCATGATGAAAGTGGTAAATGGGAAAGGCCAGATAATATATTAAACAACTGGAGAGTTACAAAAACTTGTTTAAGACTAGGTAGTAGAATAGTAGGTAAGTGTATGATGGGATCAACTTCGAACGCCTTAGATAAAGGAGGAAGTAACTTTAAAAAACTATACAATGCTTCAGACGTTACCTCAAGAAATAAGAATGGACAAACAAAATCTGGTTTATATTCTCTTTTTATCCCAATGGAATGGAACTATGAAGGATTTATTGATGAGTACGGATATCCAGTCTTCGATAGTCCAAATAATGATGTACTCGGACCAGACGGTGAATTAATAGACATAGGTATAATAGAGCACTGGAAAAACGAAGCTGAAGGTTTAAAATCTGATAGTGATGGTTTAAATGAGTTTTATAGACAATTCCCAAGAACAACAGAGCATGCATTTAGAGATGAAGCTAAGAATAGTATTTTTAACTTAGTTAAAATATACGAACAGATAGACTACAACGAAGGTATAGGTAATTCATCAGTAGTATCTACTGGTAATTTTCAATGGGTTAACGGAATAAAAGACACGCAAGTTATATTTTACCCAGATCCAAAAGGAAGATTTAAAGTAAGTTGGTTTCCACCAGCTGATATGCAAAACAAAATAATACAAAAAAATGGTATACGATATCCTGCTAATGAACATATGGGGGCTTTTGGTTGTGATAGTTACGATATTAGTGGGACAGTTGATGGAAAAGGATCAAACGGAGCGCTTCATGGATTAACAAAGTTTAGCATGGAGGATTGTCCTCCAAACCACATGTTTTTAGAATATGTAGCTAGACCTCCAACAGCTGAGATATTTTTTGAAGACGTACTGATGGCTTTAGTGTTTTATGGAATGCCAATATTGTGCGAGAATAACAAGCCTAGGTTATTGTACCATTTAAGAAGAAGAGGATACAGGGGTTACTCTATGAATAGACCAGATAAACTTTGGAACAAATTATCTGTAACAGAAAAAGAAATAGGTGGAATACCTAATTCAAGTGAAGATATAAAGCAGGCTCACGCAGCTGCTATTGAGATGTATATACAGAGTCACGTAGGTCATTTAGGTGACGGAGTTTATGGAAATGTTTATTTTAACGAACTACTAAACGATTGGAGTAGGTTTGATATAAACAAAAGAACTAAGTTTGATGCGTCTATTAGTTCGGGGTTAGCTATAATGGCTTGTAATAGAAATCTATATAGACCAAACGCAAGAGTAGAAAAACCAAAATTGAATATAAGTATAGCCAAATATTCCAACAGAGGCGGTGCTTCAAAGATAATAAAGAATTAATATGAGGGAATTTCCAAGTCAAGTAGTTAGTGATGCAGAAAAAATAAGCTATGAGTATGGACTTAAGGTAGCTCACGCTATTGAAGGTGAGTGGTTTGATAAAGACAATAACTCTAATAGGTACATTCACAATAGAAATAACTTCCACAACTTAAGGCTGTACGCTAGAGGAGAACAACCAATTCAAAAGTATAAAGACGAGCTTTCTATTAACGGTGACTTATCTTATTTAAACTTAGACTGGAAGCCAGTTCCGATAATATCTAAATTTGTAGATATTGTTGTTAACGGTATAGCTGAAAGAGTGTACGATATAAAAGCATATTCTCAAGATCCTTTTGGAGTTAGTAAAAGAACCGAGTACATGGATAGTATCATGGAAGACATGAGAACTAGAGAGTTGAAAGAATTTATTAAGGAAACTTTTGGGATGGACTTGTTTAATGATAATCCTAGCTTATTACCAGACTCTCAAGAAGAGTTAGATCTTCACATGCAATTAAATTACAAGCAGGCAATAGAAATAGCTGAAGAGCAAGCTTTAACTACTTTGCTAACTGGAAATAGATACGATCTTACAAAAAGGAGGTTTTACTACGATCTTACCGTATTAGGTATAGGCGCTGTAAAAACCTCTTTTAACACATCTGAGGGTGTTACAATAGACTACGTGGATCCGGCTAACTTAGTTTATTCGCACACAGAAGACCCTTATTTTGAAGATATATATTATGTTGGTGAGGTTAAGACTATACCAGTTAACGAACTTATAAAACAGTTTCCACACTTAACACAAGAAGATTTAAAAGAAGTAACTGATTATAACAACCAAAACTCCGGTAGGTACGAAAGTAACCGCATGAGAGAGGGTGATAATGACAGAAACAAAGTTCGTGTACTATACTTTAACTATAAGACATACATGTCGGAAGTTTACAAAGTAAAAGAAACGGCCTCTGGAGGTGATAAGGCTATTGAAAAAGACGACACGTTTAATCCTGGAGAAAACCAAAACTTTAGTAGAGAAGCTAGAAAAGTAGAATGCCTATACGATGGTGCTTTAATTTTAGGTACTAAAAAACTACTTAAGTGGGAAATGGCTAAGAATATGATGCGACCTAAGAGTGACTACACTAAGATCAAAATGAACTATGCTATTGTTGCGCCTAGAATGTACGAGGGTAGAATAGAGTCTTTAGTAGGTAGAATTACTGGTTTTGCAGATATGATACAGTTGACTCATTTAAAGTTACAGCAAGTAATGTCACGTATGGTTCCAGATGGGGTTTATTTAGACGCTGATGGTTTAGCCGAAATAGATTTAGGTAACGGAACAGCTTACAGTCCACAAGAAGCTTTAAATATGTTTTTTCAGACTGGTAGTATTATTGGTAGGTCTATGACATCAGAAGGAGATATGAATCCTGGTAAAGTACCAATACAAGAGATAGCAAGTGGAGCAGGAACTGGTAAATTACAGGCACTTATAGGTAACTATAATTACTACTTACAAATGATAAGAGACGTAACTGGTCTTAATGAAGCTAGAGACGGTAGTACTCCTGATGAAAGATCTTTAGTTGGTGTTCAGAAAATGGCAGCAGCAAATTCAAACACGGCTACCAGACATATACTACAGAGCGGAATGTTTTTAACATCTGAAGTATGCGAATGCTTATCGCTTAGAATATCTGATATTATAGAGTACTCTCCAACAAGAGACGCTTTTATGCAAGCTATCGGTGGGCATAATGTAATGACACTAGCTGAGATGTCAGATTTACACTTATACGACTTTGGTATATTCTTAGAACTACAGCCAGACGAGGAAGAAAAAGCTAAGCTTGAGATGAATATCCAAGTTGCCTTAGGACAACAAAACATAGAGCTTGAAGATGCTATTGATCTTAGAGAAATAAAAAACACAAAACTAGCTAACCAACTTTTAAAAATTAGAAGAAAGAAAAAGATTTCTAGGGATCAAATGATGCAACAAGAGAACATGCAAGCACAAGCGCAGGCTAATATACAGCAGCAAGAAGCTTCAGCAGGTTTTGAGCAGCAGAAACAACAAACGATAGCTAACACAGCTATATCTATTGAATCTGCTAAAGCTGACTTTGGTACTAAGAAAATGTTTGCGGAAGCAGAGGTTAAAAAACAGCTAATGCACTTAGAGTTTGAAATGAACATGAGACTTAAGGAGGCAGAAAACAAAGAAAGAGCAAAGTTAGAATCTCAAAAAATGCAAAGCTCTGAAAAACAAACTAGCATGCAGGTAGGTGCTAAGCAAGAAAAACCTTTTGAATCTAAAGGTAACGACGTTCTAGGAAAAGGTATTGACATGTCAAGATTCGGACCTAGATAGAAGTAAATTATTAACTATTATTATATTATATTATGGCAAAAAAGAAGGAAAATCCAGTGGCAGATGAGTCAACTGGAAAACTAAAAGTAAAAGAAAAACCAGAAGTACAGCCTACCGAAAACGAAACACAGGGCGACGTTACTAAGGTAAAAGAAAAAATGAAAAAACCAGCTCAAGTTATAGAAGAGACTGTAACAAAAGTTGATTTAAGTCAACCAGTTGAAAAAGCTGAAACCGTAGAGCCTACAGACACAGTGGTAGAAGTTGTTGAAGAGCCCGTGTTACCAACCGAGGAAGTTCCAGTAATTGAGGAGATAACCAATGAGGAACAGGTTGAAGAAATAGCAGACACGGTTCAAGAGGCTATAGCTGAATCTATAGAAGCAGGTGTTGAGCTACCAGAAAATATCCAAAAGTTAATGAACTTTATGGAAGACACAGGTGGAGATCTAAATGACTTTGTAACTCTTAACCAAGATTACTCAGAATTAGATAATCACACTTTGTTAAAAGAATACTACAAATCTACTAAACCACACCTATCAGAAGACGAGGTTGATTTTGTCATGGAAGACACGTTTGCTTATGATGAAGACATGGATGAGGATAGAGATG